AGATTGTATTGAGAATGTCATTGAACAATTAGAACAAAGGTATAATGTGATATGGGAGATTGAATAATGAACTTAATAGAACTTGAGAAACATATCAAAAAACATAAGATTATAGAAAAATATACACAAGGTCTTCTAGATGCTTATATAGATGGTGTACGAGATGAAGAACAATCTCACCATTACTATAAGCGAGGATATGACGTTGGTTTAGATTTATACTGCAAACTACATGAGGAGTAAAAAATGAATAGATTTATCATAGAACAAACACCACAAGAGATTGCTAAGTCTTTGTGTGACCAACACATAGTCAAGATGCCACTTGAAGAAGCACAGATGCTATGCACTACACTATGGCATCATGCACCACAGTATGCAGAGGAGCATAACTTGTACAAACCTGTACATCAGAAACATCCTTGCACATTATGGGCAATGGAAACACAGATGAACTATGAGTTTGCCTTTAGTTTATATGATGCAATGCTACGAGAGTACACCAACAGATATCATAAAGTTCACGGTGCGAGTAAACATTATGATGCACTATACAATGGAACTAGGTTTGTACCTCATGGTAGTTTGACACCACACCCACAATGTTTTAGTGGGCATGATGACCTCAAGACTGATGAAGGATATCCTATTGAAGCATATAGAAATTTTTACAGGGTTGACAAACTTAGATTTGCAAGGTATACATTTACACAGAAACCACAATGGCTAGAAGGAGAAGTAGCATGAAAGTAAAACAGTTAATTAAAATATCAGAAGCAGTAAACGGAAAACTACCTGCTGATATGTATGAGTTAGATGAGGTAGAGCATCATTCTTTTCATAGAGATGAGCCTATAAAAATAGCTGACATGGATGTTGTGTATTTAGTAAGAGCATTTAGGCATCAAGACCGTATGTTGAATAGACAGGTAGGTACTACAGATACAGCACTCAAGATAGCTAAGGAACGTGATATGTGGAAAGAGAAAGCATTGAACATGGTTGAGAAAGAAACATATGAAGCAACTAAGGAAGCCTTAGCTGAAGTGAATAGAAAACCTACTGTATCTGCTGAAGCATATGACGTAGCTTGGAAAAGGATTCAGACTCTAGAGAAACGAGCAGAGATGTGGCAAAGAGAATATGAGAAAGCAACACATAAGAAAGGTTGTAACTATGTATTCAGCGAGATACCTAACGACACAGATGGTCAAGAGTTTGTTGACACTATGAAGAAGTATCTTAACAAAGACTCGTATAAGATGAGAGTACGTGGGCAACACATTAAGGAAGAACTCAAGGGTACAGGTGCTACCTATTGGGGTCAAGGCTTAGATGAATCATCTCATATGAGAGTTTACGTAGATGTTAAGAAATAGACTTGACATTTTTTTATAAACACTATATAAGTAATTATCACTTAACCAAAGTCCCAACTTGGGACATCAACTTTAAAAGGAGACTAACATGCCATTAGATGCACAAATTATAGAACTATTTAACTTAGACGGAACAGATTTAGACTTCAAAGTTAAGTATGAGGATACTAAATTCACAGGTAAAAGATATGTGAAGAACTCTGTTACAGGAGAATACTTAGGTATCGTAGGGGATAAGTTCAAAACAATAGACCACAAAGATTACTTCAATGGTATCAAAGAGGTTATACAAGAGAATAGATTACCCCATGAACTTGATAATGCACAAGTGAAGATATCTACTGCACGTAACTGTGCTTTTGCTTTGTTAGATATCACGTTACCAAATGTTAAGCACACAATTACAACTGCTAAACATCAAACAACAATCAACGAAAGAATCATTGCTTTACATGGCATTGATGGGTCGTGTTCTAACCAAGTATTCTTTGGTGCTATTGATAGCTACTGTTCTAATGGACAGATAGGTGGAGAGTATGACACTATCAAGAGAAAGAATACGAGTGGTCTCAGACGTTCTGTATTGTTGAATGAGGTACGTGAAGCTAAGAATAACTTTGATAAACGTGCTAACCTCATGCAAGAGTGGGCAAACATACCTCTCAAGATAGATGGAAAAACTTTCATGGAGAGCATCATCTCATCAGAGAATCTAGCTAAGAAGATGTACGAGTTAGCTTGTCAAGAGATTAGCAAGAGAGGTAAGAATGTATTCGCCTTATACTCTGCGTTCACTAACTATGCATCTTACGCAGATGAGAGAAATGGTTTCAACATACGTAACACAGGTTTTGATACTAAAGCAGAGACCATGTGGAGACGAGAACAAGAGGTAGCTAAGTGGGTAGCATCACCTCAGTTCAAACAATTATTGGTGGCATAATGAAAGTTGCAGACTTACTCAACGAGTACTATTTATCCTTTGAATACAATAACTTACGAGCAGAAACTAAAGCACAATATAAATATTTCTTAGGTATAGTTTGCTCAACAAGTGTGGTTGGTGATAAAGAGTTAGGCAGTTACAGGCTGTCTAACTTAACCACCAAACTTGCTAAGTTATCATATAACAAGTGGTGTGATAGAGGAGTATCCTTTGCCAATCATCTTATGTCAGTCATTAGAGTGTTGCTTAATTACGGAATCAACATGGAGCATACCAACATGAATCCATTTAGTAATATAAAGAAACGAGTTGTTGCACATAGAAAAGTTGTTTGGACAAAGGATGACGTTATCAGGTTTCTTGATACTGCCTACTCTGATTTCAAGACAAGAAACATTGGTTTGATTGCACAGATGGCATATGAATGGTGTCAAAGAATTGGAGACATGAGACTTCTTGAGTGGTCAAGCATAGACTTAGATACAAAACGTGTACACATAGAGCAGTCCAAACGAAGAGCACAAGTGTTCCTACCCATCTCTGATGAGTTGCATGAGATGTTACAACAACAACATAATGATTATGGGTTTCAAAAATATGTAGCACCTCGCCCAAAAGCCTATAGAGGGTCGTACAAGCCCTATACACTAACTAAGCTACCCATAATAGCTAGAAAGCTAATGTCCTCTGCAGGGCTTTCTAATGAGCTACGATTGAGTGACTTACGTAGGACAGGAACAGTTGAGATGGTAGATGCAGGAGTGTCTATGGGTAATATTATGTCTGTTACAGGTCATGCTAACCCACAATCTGTTAAACCATATATGAAAAATACATTCACGAGTGCTAACTTAGCATTGCAAGCAAGAAAAAATTTGACAGAACAAAAAAGCTGTGGTACAAGCATGTTAAGTGCCGACAAGGAAGGTAGTATATAATAACATGTATAATGTATATCAATATATAAATGATTTAGAGATACGTAATGGTGAAACAAAGAGATTGAATTGCCCAATGTGTAATTCTTATAAAACTTTTACTGTTACAAATAACATGGGTTCTCTTTTATGGAATTGTTACAAAGCATCATGTAATGCTAGAGGTAACTCTCGTGTTCGTATGACTGTAGAAGAAATACGTAGCATCAATAGTGTGTCCCAAGTTGGGACATCATTTGAATTGCCCGACTATATTGTATCTCGTAACAAAGATATACAGTCATGGTGTGACACGTGGGGTCTTGATGCAGATGCAATGGATTTACGTTACGATGTAAAAGAAAACAGAGTTGTATTTCCTATCAAAGATAATGGCAGAATTGTTGATGCTACAGGTAGGTCTATGTATCGTAGATTACCTAAATGGAAACGGTATGGTTCTTCGGACTTGCCTTTCTCATTTGGTTGTGGTAACATCGCAGTTGTTGTAGAGGATTGTGTTAGTGCAGGTGTACTTAACAATGACGTGTACGTAGGGGTAGCTGTGTTGGGCACTTCATTATCTGACTCACACAAACTGTTTCTTTCACAATTCTCTACTGCAATAATAGCACTTGACCCCGATGCACTACCCAAATCTTTTTCATTTGCAAAGGAGTTAAGGTCACACGTAAAAGATATAAAGATATTAAAACTAAAAGACGATTTAAAGTACAGACGAGCAGAAGATATTAATAACTTAAAACTACTAACCCCAAAGGAGACACAGATATGGAATTAGCATTAATACGAAGTTTGATGGACAAATCATTTTATGATTCCCATCGTGGAGCAAAGTGTCCTGACAGATTATTCAGTAAGGATGCAAGAAAAGTTAAGCAGTCTATAGACAAAGCTATGAGTAGGTATGAACGAACTGTTACACCTGATGAGATAGAAGCATTGTTCATGTCAAGTAATCCAACTCTAACGACTGCACAGAAGCAAGCATACTCCCATTTGTTTAGACAAATAAAAAGCGAACAACCTATGGGAGAGGATGTCGCACAAGAAGTATTATCAAAGTTATTTCAACAAGTTGTTGGCGAGGATATTGCTAACATAGGTTTTGATTACGTCAATGGCTCACACTCAAGTCTAGAACCAATACGTAACATACTAGAAATATACGGAGATGATTTTACACCTAACCTTAACGTGGAGTGGGATGACATGGAGATTGATACATTATTAGCTAAGAATGATTTGGAAGCACGTTGGGCTTTTAACGTGCCAAGTTTAACAAGACAGGTGGAAGGTATAAATGCAGGGCACTTGATTGAGATAGGTGCTAGACCTAATACAGGTAAGACATCTTTCCATGCAAGTATTATTGCAGGTCCTGATGGCTTGGCACGACAGGGTGCAAGTTGCATTATCTTATGTAACGAGGAAGGTAGCCACAGAGTTGGTGCTAGATACTTGACTGCTTCAACAGGAATGACTATGCAAGAGATACGAAAGAACCCAACTCGTGCAAGAGACTTGTATGCACCTGTCAAGGATAACATAAAGATAAAAGACGCAACAGGTAGAGACATGTCGTGGGTTGAGAGTGTATGTAAAACATATAGCCCTGATATAGTTGTTCTTGATATGGGAGATAAGTTCGCAAGGACAGGTGGTTTTGCAAGAACAGATGAAGCTCTCAAAGCAAATGCAGTTCATGCTCGTATGATTGCAAAGGAACATAAGTGTGCAGTATTTTACATGTCGCAGTTGTCTGCTGATGCAGAGGGTAAAGTGTTACTCAATCAAAGTATGATGGAAGGTTCACGTACAGGCAAGGCAGCCGAAGCAGACTTAATGATTCTTATAGCCAAGAATCCACCAACACAGGATAGTGAAGAAGAAGATTTACAAAGACATTTAAATGTGGTAAAGAATAAACTTACAGGATGGCATGGTGTTGTCCATTGCAATTTAAATTATAGAGTAGGTAGATATGAAGTATGACACAATTTAATTTATTTAAAGAATTACCACAGAAAGAAGACCCACTTGTTGATGGTGTTGTCTGTATAAAATGCCATATAAGACAGCCTATTACTCACTTTTCTGTTATGAAAGCAGGTGAGATAAAAAGGACATGCAGGTCTTGCCGAAAAGGACATAAGGAAATTTTAAATAAACTACGAAGAGAGAACATATATCCTGACAAAGATTATTCGTGTGCTATATGTGATAGAACATTGGAAGAGTTAGGTAAGCATGGTCAAACAAGATTACAGAATTGGGTACTAGACCATTGCCATGATACAAACACATTCAGAGGTTGGGTGTGTCATAAATGCAACACAGGTCTAGGTGGATTCTCAGACAGCTTGACAATAATAGAGAGAGCAGTTATATACTTAAAGAAACATAAGGAAAGATTAAATGAAACTAACACTTGATGTAGAAAATACAACAACAAAACGAGATGGCAAGTTACATCTTGACCCATTTGAACCTAACAATAAATTAGTTATGGTAGGATGTTTAACAGATAAAGGAGAGGAGTATCTGTTTCGTGACAACTTTGATGGTGTTCAAGAGTTACTTGACCAAGCCACTATTCTTATAGGACATAATATAGCTTATGACTTAATGTGGATATGGGAATGTGGCTTCAAATATGATGGTCCTGTCTTTGATACTATGTTAGGAGAGTACATATTACAAAGAGGACTTAAAGAACCCTTACATCTTAAAGATTGTGCATTGAGATATGAATTAGATACACAGAAAGAAGATACACTAAAAGAATATTTTGCTAAGGGTTATAACACAGACGAGATACCTAAAGAAGAATTATCTTTTTATCTGTCTGCTGACCTACACGCAACACAACAACTAGCTGAAGCTATCTATAAAAAGTTATGCACAGAAGAATATGGTAGCCTAGCCAACTCAGTATTCCTGACAAATAAAGTTTGTATAACATTAGCTAAGATATACAGGAATGGTTTTAAAGTTGATAAGGTTGCATTAGACCAAGTACGAGTAGAGTTTGAACAAGAGAAACAGGATATAGAAAAGAGACTCAAGCAACAAGTACATAACTTAATGGGTGACACACCTATCAACTTAAATAGTCCTGAACAGATGTCTTGGGTTATCTATAGTAGAAAGCCTAAAGACAAAACAATGTGGGCTAATAGTTTCCATAGGTACATGGATAACAAAAGTTATAAACAAACAGTTCAAGATAATTCAACTTTAATTTACAAAACACGTGCTGTAAAATGTAATGAATGTTATGGGGATGGTTACATTAGAAAGATAAAAAAGGATGGCAAACCTTATGCTAATCCAAGTAGATGTACTAACTGTAATACTTTAGGGTATAATTTTATACCTACAAAACAAATAGCAGGGCTAAAGTTTTTAGCACCTTCATCTAGTTGGGTTAGTGCTAACGGCTTTACTATAAATAAAACATATCTAGATACACTGTCTAGTGTAGCCAAGAAGAATGATATGCAGGATGCTGTTAACTTTTTGACTGACTTGCAAAGATTATCTGCCCTAGATACATACCTGTCCTCTTTTGTTGAAGGCATAAATACTTACTTAAAGCCTAATGACATGCTTCATGTAAGGTTACTTCAACACAGAACTGCGACAGGTAGGTTTAGTGGTGCTGACCCTAACATGCAGAACATGCCTAGAGGTGGAACATTCCCTGTAAAGAAGGTGTTTATATCACGTTGGGAAGGTGGCAAGATACTTGAAGCTGACTTTGCACAGTTAGAGTTCAGAACGGCTGCCTACTTATCTAAGGATGAAATAGCAATAAAGGAGATTAAAGATGGTTTTGATGTACATGCATACACTGCTTCTGTCATTACGGAATCAGGTCAGAAGACTTCTAGGCAAGAAGCCAAAGCCCATACCTTTGCACCTCTCTATGGAGCAACAGGATTTGGGAGAACGAATGCTGAAGCTAAATATTATGAACAGTTCACAAAAAAATATAAGGGAGTCGCATCATGGCATTCCCGATTGGCTAAGGAAGCTCTAACAACACGTATGATAACAACACCATCAGGTAGGCAGTTCTCTTTCCCCGAAGTACAAAGAAAACGTAATGGCACTGTATCGCATTTCACACAGATAAAAAACTATCCTGTGCAAAGTTTTGCGACTGCTGACATTGTTCCTGTAGTACTTGTACACATTGAAAAAGAACTTGACAGGTATGAGTCGTGTGTGGTAAATACTGTACATGATTCTATTGTTATAGACATTCATCCAAGTGAGGAAGAAATAGTGTTGAACATAATACGTGATACCAATAAGTCATTGAATAATATAATTAATTTAGAGTTTGGGATAGACTTTGATGTGCCTCTATTACTTGAGGCAAAAATAGGTACTAATTGGCTTGACACCAAAGATGTATCGTGATATAACTATGGTTCTTTTGAAAGGAGTAAATTGAAAATGACAGATTTAGTTACTATAAGTACAGACAATTATGCTACTATGGCTAAAGCAATGGGCTTGCCTACAAATAGCAAAGAGAAGAAGACAAATGTCTTAAACAGATTTAGAATATGGCACAACCCAACAATGGGAATGGGTGAGTCTAATGGTAGGTCTGTTAAGATGGAAGTCGTTGAAGGTGGTATGTACAGATTGGAAGTCCCTAGTGACCCAAGTGTATACTACTTTTCAGAGAAGGTAGAGTTCAGACCTTTCTTACAGAGGTTTATGTATAAAAAGTTCAAACAAAATCATAATGCTAAAGATGGAGAAAAGCAGGGTGGTTATGTTAAAACTATATTAGCTGACTCTTTAAATATAGACTTGAAAGATAATGATGGGACATTTAACTGTGGCAAACCCGCAGGTTATGTTAAAGATTTCCAAGCATTACCTGAAGAAACACAGAAACTTATAAAGACTATAAAACGTAATAGAGTTGTCTTTGGTCTAGTTAAAATGATAGACCCTGTAAAAGGTATTGATGGAAATGAAATAGCAGACCTACCTGAGTTTCCTGTTATATGGGAGATTGAGAATAGGGATGCCTACAAATCTGTAGGAGATGTCTTCTCTACCTTTTCAAAGATGGAAGCCCTTCCTCTACAACATGTAATTAAGTTAGAGGGTACTAAGGAGAACAAGATGAATAATGGTGGAAGTTTTTATACACCTATAATTCAGCTAGATACATCTAAGAAGATAGAAATAACGGACCAAGACCACAAGGTATTTGGTGACTTTCTAGATTGGGTAAAAGCTCATAACGATGGCATTGTTAATGCTTGGGACAAGAAAGTTTCTGAAAGGCAGGATGAAGTATCTGATGAGGATATAGAAACTGTAGAGGACTTTATAGATGTAGAGCTAGATACTAATGCTAAGTAACAATGCTTTTAAAGCACATGGCATTAACTATCTTTCTCCGAGTAGTATAAATACATATATAAGTGACCCATCTATGTGGGTCGCTAGATATTTGTTTAAAGTGAAGTCATCAAGTGGTCCAGGTGCAGTGCGAGGCATTGCAACGGAGCACGTACTAGCTAACAAATATAATGAAGGCACGTTTGATTACAAAATGCTTGACTTAAAATTTATTAGTTTATGTACAGAATCTATGGTTGATTTAGGGGACAAGAAAGCAGAAAAGGAAAGGAGTACCCTAGAAAAGTTTGGAGAAGTTATAGATAAAAATTTTAATTATAAAAACTTAGAAGACTATCAAGAAAGAGTTGAAGTACAATTAGATGATTTACCTGTACCTATCATGGGTTACATAGACTTTAGATTTAAAAATAAAATAGTTGATTTAAAAACATCTACAAGGATGCCAACACAGCCAACTGAAGCTCAGAAAAGACAGATGGCTTTGTACTCTATGGCATACCCCAAGAGTAGTGTGGACTTATTCTTTGCTACCCCAAAGGAACATAAAGTTTTCACACTTAAAAATCTTACTTCGTATAAAAAACAACTTGAAAAAGTTGCATATAGTATACAGAAGTTTTTATCTATCAGTAATGATAGACATGAGTTAGCTTCTTTTATTTATCCAAACTTTGATTCTTGGATGTGGAGTGGTAAGATGAAGGAAGAAGCAAAGAAAATATGGAGTGTAAAATAATGGCAGAAGATACAAAATTAAATGATTTAAAAGCTAACATTGAAAACATGGAGAAAGAGTTAGCTGAAGCAAAGAAAACCTACCGTGAACTGCGTACCGCAGGTCTACGTGATGCAATAGAAGCTAGAAAAGCTGCTGATGAAGCAGTTAAAGAAGAGCTAAAGAACTTAGGATACAATAATACATATTCGTATAGTAATCCATTTATATCTTGGCGAAACTTTTAATTGTCTCCTCATAAATTAAGAAGAGACGCAATAAAACATGGGTATAGGAGTGGACTTGAGCATAAGCTATCATTATATTTAAAAGAACATAAGTTTAATTTTTCTTATGAGTCTATAAAGATAGAGTGGGAAGACTTATCATATCGCACTTATACCCCTGACTTTATTTTAGATAATGGTATAATCATAGAAACTAAAGGTAGATTCATTGCATCAGACAGACGTAAGCATTTAGCTATACAAAAACAACATCCTAAAATAGATATTAGGTTTGTGTTTACAAATAGTAGAGTTAAGTTGTACAAAGGTTCTAAAACCACGTATGCTCAATGGTGCATAAGACATAATTTTAGATACTACGACAGAATAATACCCGAAGATTGGATGAAAGAAAAAGGCAAAAATAAACACCCAACTTTCATAAAGTTTGTTGGAAAAAAAGTAAGGAGATAAAAATGGAAAAATGTGACAACAAAGGCAATCACTTCTTCGTAGAGATAATACCATCAATTGATGATAAGGGAGATTGGGATGGTAAATTTCAGTTAGCTATACAAATTAGAAGAGCTAATATAAGTGACGATAGTTTCTTTGAGTTAGAAAATTTATGTCAGATGGCATGTGCTAGTTTAACCCTTATGGAAGAAGATACTAAATTTAAGGATAAGGTTGATGTTTTCCTACATACTCCTGATGATGAAGACATCAAGCCATCTTTACCTATTGACAATGTTACAGAAAATGTGATAAAAGTTAACTTTGAACGTAAGATAGGAAAGAATGAGAATAATAAATGTTAAGACATATGGAGTATATGAAAATGAAAGCAGAAGAAAATGATATGGTAAATCATCCACCTCATTATAATAAGTCGGGTATTGAAACTATACAAGCTATAAAAGCTATGACAGATGGTGGCTTTGAACCTTACTTACAAGGTAACATTCTAAAATATCTGTGGAGATATAAATACAAAAATGGCTTAGAAGACTTATATAAAGCCCAATGGTATTTAAATGAATTAATTAATGTTGTTGAAGATGCTGATAAGAGTTAAGGTAATGATGACATTAGATATTGACCCTGAAGAATATCCTGTCCCTGCAGACGGAAGGGTTGACCAAGAGATTGAAGACCATATGCAGGAATATGTACATGATATATCAGGAATAAAGATAAAATATATGAAGACTATTAGCGAGGAGACATAAATGCAAAACTACTTACCGACTGATTATCAGAATTTCATCGCCCTTTCTAGGTACGCAAGATGGAAGGATGATGAACAAAGAAGAGAAAATTGGGGAGAAACCGTAGACAGATACTTTAGCTATATGACTAAGCATCTTAAAGGTAATTATAATTATACTATAACAAAAGCATTAAAAGATAAACTCACAGAACAAATACTTAATCTAGGTGTCATGCCTAGTATGAGAGCTTTGATGACAGCAGGACCTGCTTTGGATAGATGTCATGTAGGTGGCTACAACTGTAGCTATATACCTGTAGATAGTCCACGTAGTTTTGACGAATGTATGTATATACTTATGTGTGGTACAGGTGTAGGGTTCTCTGTTGAACGTGAGAACATAGACAAGTTACCTATAGTTAATGAGCATTTTGAGGACAGCACTACTATCATCAAAGTTGCGGACAGCAGACCTGGTTGGGCAAGAGCACTCCGAGAGTTAATATCTTTGCTGTATGTAGGACAAGTCCCAACTTGGGACATATCAGAGATAAGACCTGCAGGTGCTAGACTAAAAACATTTGGTGGTAGAGCATCAGGACCTGCACCACTAGAAGAGTTATTCCGTTTTTGCATAGCTAAGTTTAAAGGTGCTAAAGGCAGAAGACTGTTTCCTATTGAGTGCCATGACATCATGTGTAAGATTGGTGAAGTGGTAGTTGTAGGTGGTGTTCGTAGGTCTGCTCTCATCTCGTTATCTAATTTAGGTGATGACCAAATGAGACATGCAAAGTCAGGTCAATGGTGGGAGAATGAAGGGCAAAGAGCATTAGCTAATAATTCTGTAGCATTTAAAGGTAAGCCTGAGATGGGTACATTCATGCGAGAGTGGACATCTTTATATGAATCTAAGTCAGGTGAACGTGGTATCTTTAATAGACAAGCAGCTAAAGTTAAAGCACAAGAGAATGGTAGGAGAGATGCTGACCACTACTTTGGATGTAATCCTTGCAGTGAGATTATACTTAGACCTTATCAGTTCTGTAACCTCACAGAGGTAGTGTGTAGAGCCACAGATGACTTAGCATCTTTGACAGAGAAAGTACGTATGGCTACTATACTAGGTACATTTCAATCTACTCTTACTAACTTTAAATATTTACGTAAGATATGGAAAGATAATACAGAGGAAGAGAGACTATTAG